GTGTATGCCTGTGATCTCTGCGATCTCGCCCGGCGTCATGCCGCTTGGCCGTGTGCGCAGCAGCGTGCGGATTTTCTTTTGGCGTACAGGTGTCATTTGATAATCCTCATGAACATACCGCACTTGGCGCATTTGTAGATCGGTTGGGTTGGGACTTCTTCCCAGCGGTGTTTGCATTCAGTCATGTGTTCTCCTTGATTCCAGCTTCCAGCTTGACTAGCTCACGCAGCTCTGCAATTCGTTTCATGTATTTGATGGCTTGCTTGTTGCCCTGCAACTCTGCCCCAACGATTGCGTTTGCTTGGATGAAGTGAAGGTCCATCAAGAATTTATTCATGTCGTGCCAGTCTTGTGTTGTCATGATGCGTACCCCGTTACCAATACATGGTTCTTTGCCTCTTCCAAAGCGCCGACCAACTCAAGTCGGTTCTCGACCTTGGAGCATTTGATTTTGAATTGCCCCGTCCCCCGGTGGAACATCAGCACAATGACAGCATCAGGCTCCTCGTCAGCGGCCTCGTTCAGTGTGGCCTTGGCCGCTACTTTGTACTCATCAAATGTCAGTGATTTCAGTTTGCATTTAGTTTCTCCTCTTGCTCGGATAGTTGCGGCTTTACTACGAACATATGCGATTGCGGTGCTCGGCTCCATCTCTCGCTCCATATCTTCTGCCATTTCATCCAACACCTTCGCACACGCCTCACGCTCGTCAGCGCGGGCAAGTTCGGAAAATGCTTCCAGCTTTTCAAGGTTGATTGGCTCACCCGTCACGTAGTCATACGGCAGCTTTACTTCACGCGCCATCTCAATCACTGTTTTCATGCGAACCTCCAGCCACAACGTAGGTGTAAACAGCCTGTGCAATCAGCACGGCGATCAGTGCGTAGATCATGGTTGCTCCTTAATTGCGTAGTCGTGAAATATCGTGCCCTTACTTGCATCTCCTACTTTGCAAGATTTAACCCAGACATTTTTACCGGTTGACAGCCTTCTTAAATGGCCTCTGCGCTCGTGCAGTCGGGGCGATGCGTGTGTGCCACCTTTGGGTTCTTGGCGAGGCTTAGATGGCTCAATCCACACAGTTGTCCAATCGTAGGTAGGCATCTTTCCTTGCTGCACCTTGCGGTGGTTAGTGAAGGTGTCCCGCACCGATGGGATGTAGGCTTCAATACGCTGGTTCATAGCGCTGTACCAAGCCCCAATTTGCGCCAACATGATCTCTGCCAGTTCTTTGTCAACCGGCTCATCATCACTGACTGCGCCGTAACGAATGTTGTCATCCTCAATGAAGTAGAACATTGCAGGTATTGGGCGCAACCTTGTCCCGCTTGGCCCCTTCCACATTGACACCGTGATGCCTTCATCTGGGTCAGTCCCCGCCACAAGCATTAGGACTTCATAGCTTGGGTGACTGCGTGTCTTGCCTTGCCAAGTAACAAAGCATTTGTCAAATGGTGGACGATGCGTCATCACGGGATCAAGATTGGCTTTTTGTTGATCTGAAAATGCGCCGGTTAAATCAAACCATTTGATGTCAACAATGTCTATGCCTGCCTCAGTCATCAGCCGCATGGAATCACGAACAAGTTTTGTTGTCATTCTTTCTCCTTCACGCAGGTACAGGCGTACCCGCTTGCGTCATAGCCCAAGCCCTTGCAGTAGGTGCAAAGAGGGTCTGCGGTTTGCTCTACTGGCATGAACCAGTCAAAGAGTTTGTCGAGCCACTTCATTGGTTGCGCTCCTTGAGTTTGGCTTCGATGGCTCGGACTTGGTGTGTGCTTGCGGCAACTGCACGGCAAAGCTCATTTCTTTCGTCAAGCGTCAGCCCAACCCATGTGCGCTGTGCAAACATGGCATCAACCTTTGGTGTTTGGTCACGCTCGCAGTACAAACAAACGGTGTGGTCTTTGTCGATGGCGACACTTGCCACCACCATTTCATCGCCCCATTGTGTTTTAACGGGGGCTTGTTGCCATTTGAGTTTCATGTGTTCTTCTCCTTGAGTTTGGCTTCGACTTTCTTAATTAAGCTGAAACAGTGGTCTGCATCAGACACAAAATCTGGGTGTACCGGCGGGGCATATAGCTCCTCCAGCATATCAATCTCCTCATCCGTCAGATCAACCCATGTGCGCTGTGCTGGCTGCTCTGCCAGTGCTTCTCGCAGGGCGGCAACAGCCTTGTCCTGCAAGGCATAGTCTGCGTCTGTCATATATTGCTCGGCTTTGAATCCAATTTCAACCGCCTCCAGCGCCAGCGTCAAAAGTTCTTTGCTCATTTCAGTGCCTCCAAGGCGATGGTGGACAGGTCTTGCTTATCATGGAGCGCGGTCCAAATCTTCGCGTCCACGGTCTTGTCGGTCAGCATGACGTAGCACCAGACGGGGCGCTGCTGGCCGGATCGGTGTAGACGTCCGACAGTCTGCTCGTAGAGCTCCAAGCTCCAGGGCAGTGACAAGAAGACCACGTGACAGCCTCCATGTTGGAGGTTGAGACCATGACCGGCAGACTTAGGGTGTACGGCGAGCAGCTCGACCTCTCCTCGGTTCCAGCGCTCGATGGCGCTGTCATCATCGAGCGTGACAAGCCTGGGCAGCCGTCGCTTAAGCTCGGCGAGCTCCTCTTTGTACTGATAGACGATAAGGGTGTTGGCATGTTGGTTCTCCTCTAGTAATTCTTCAAGCCGGTCGAACTTGTGCGGCGACGTCCAGACCGGGCCGTTGTCGGTGTACAGGAAGCCCGACGACATCTGCTGCAACTTCTGCGTGACCACGGCGGCGTTGACGGCCACCACGTCGTGCGACAGCAGCACGAAGTCCTTCTTGAGCTTGTTGTAGTCGGCCATGTCCATCTGGCAGTGCAGCTCCACGGTGTGCAGCGGCGGCAGCTTGTCCTTGTACTCGCCTGGCTCCAGCACGAACGTGGCTGGCTTGATCTTGGCCATGACCTGCTCCAGCGCTCCACGGCGCGGGGTCCAGTCGCCAAACTCGCGGTTGGTGCACACGAAGTACTGCTGCATGAAGACGCCCTTGGCGCGGCCCAGCAGCGTCTGGTCTACGATCTTGCACTGACCGAACACGTCTTCGAGGCCGTTGCTGGTGAACGAGCCGGTCAGGCCCCAACGAATACCGACGTCGCCGATCACCTTGTTCAGCGCCTTAAATCGTGCGCCAGACGGGTTCTTCAGCTTGGTCAGCTCGTCGAACACGATGGCGTTGATGTGCGCCAAGTTCTGCTCGGCCAGCCACTGGATGTTGTCGTAGTTGCTGACGATGATCTGAGCGCCGCTATTGAGCGCGGCTTTACGCTGCGCAGGCGTGCCCACAGCCACGGCCAGCGAGGCCATCGGTGCCCACTTCGGTGCCTCCACGGGCCACACGTCGGTGCAGACGCGCTTGGGTGCCAGCACTAAGAAGCGCATGGCGTAGCCGTCAGCCAAGATGTCCTGCATGGCCGTGAGCGTGATGGCTGTCTTGCCCGCACCAACAGGAGCCAGGATCATCGCCCGGTCGTGCTCGTACAGGAAGTCAGCCGCCTGCTCTTGGTAGTCACGCAGCTTTAGCATGGAGCTCGATCAGCAGTTCAAGGTAGTGCTTGGCCTTCTCAAGGTCAGCGATGCCGTTCTTGTCGCGCCAGCGGGTGACGTACTTCACGACGTTGCCCTCGCAAAAGCCGAGGTTGTTGGCGTGGATGTAGATGATCGGCTGGATGCCCTTGTCTTTGTAGTGGCTGCCGCCGACTTGTTTGTCGAGGGCGCTGTCGGCCAGCGTGGTAAACGCTTCATCCTCTTCCATAGTGACTGGTAATGAACTCATCAATTTGCTCCTTGTTCCATAGACATGTGTATTTCTGATTCATCTTCGCCATGTCACTGGCGAAGACCTTTTGCAACTCCGAGAGCCTGCCGCCCTCAGTCTTGACCTCGACGAACCATGTCTGCCCATTGGGTAGACACACGATCCTGTCTGCCACGCCCCGATGCGCAGGGCTGGTGAACTTGTACGCCCGACCACCCACGTCTTTGACGCGCTTGATCAGGTAGGCTTCAACTTGTTTTTCTAGCATGGCCAAATCTTAGCATGAAAAAATATGTTGTGCGAAAGTTTTTTTCATGTATGATGGAGGCTCAACAACTTTAAAGGACAGTAATCATGAAGATCGAATTCACCAGCGCCGAAGTAGAGCGCATCATCTTGGCCCACGTCAACTCCATCGCGCCAGACG